CCCAAACCTACTTAAAGAGAAAAAAAGTTATTGGCCAAGTGGCCTCACTTTAAAATTAAATTAAATTAACATGAAATCAAATGATATATTTATTCATTTACAATTATTTCGCTAGCTACAATACGTTTTCCTTCTTGAACATCACCGACATATTTATCGATAGTTCTAGTAGTAATATCTTGTTCTTCAGTTGCGAAAGAACTCATTTCAAATCGCTTAACATATACAGGCTTAGTTTGTCCAATGCGATGACATCTAGCAATTGCTTGGTCTTCAACAGCAGGATTCCAATGTGGTGATATGAAATATATTTCGCTGTAATTTTCTTGTAGATTTAACCCTTCACATCCGGTCTGAATTTGTAGAATAAGTGCGTCATTTTTGTCATTTAATATATCGTAACGTTTCCCATTACTAGTTCTGCCGTCAAATGTAGCGACTTTAGCCATTCCCCCTGCTCGTAATCTGTTGGCAATCTCGTCGATTTCCTCACGAAAATGACAGAATATTAACTTGCCACAACCGTTATCCTTGCGCTCAAGAATACTATTAATTGCGGCTGTTATTTTGCTGCTATGATCGAACGCATCCTTGTATGCGGAATAGTCGGTTAATAGGCCTTTTTCAACAAGTAAGTCAAGTTTTTTAGACATTAATTTAGGATATATACAACTCTGTTTAGCTCTCAACATAAGTGCTAATATGCCACCATTTTTTAATGCCCCTACTATCTGTTTATTAAGACCTTTTTCAGGGTTTACACGACTGAATGAGAGAGCAGAATGGAGTTCTTCTGATAAAGCCATTTCCTTTTTACTAGCCCATTCGACGACGTCATTATCACGATAAATGTTTGTCATTTGAATCCCGACTTGTGCCTTAGTGCGCTTCAAAATGAAGGAACGTGCCAATTCCCGCAATTTGTCGGTGTCAGTATAATAGCTAGCAGGTAGTCTTATGAGAGCACATAAGCTATAAAAGTCCTGTTTTTTATTCTGAACAGGAGTTCCAGAAACTATCCATCTGGAGTTTGCGGGTAAAAGTCGGGCGCTAATATATCGGGTAGTTTTCGAGTTTCTTAAATGATGTGCTTCATCAAAAACAATACGAGACCATTTAACTCTATGTAGCATGGTAACAACTTGATTTTTTATTTGAGTTTTTGTGAGAGTAATAGCCCCATAAGTTGATATAACGATATGAGCAGCAGAAAGTTCTTTAAGTGTAATAGTTTTTTTGTCGTCACCGTGGTAAATGAGGGCTTTATGTCCGGTGGTTTTATAAATCTGTATAAACCATTGGTCTATAAGGATAGGAGGCACAATCACAAGTGTACGAGCTACAAAATTAGAATACATTAATCCAATCATCATAATAGTCTTACCTAGACCCATTTCATCGGCTATGAAACCGCCGCGAACACCGCAGGGAGGGTCGTCCCTTAACTCATTATTGAGACACCAACGAACACCATCATATTGGTATTGTTTATGCTCCATACGAGTGCGGTCCAAATATTTTTTAAACATTTCCATACGGGAGTCAAGAGTTGTCATTTTTAAGTAATTCTTGAGAAATTGATATAGGTTAGAGTAACTACTAGTAAACAAATTTACATTAAAAAATTTCAATTTTTTTAATTTAAAGCCTTTTAAGCCAATAACTAAAAATTTATAATACTTATATTAAAGGGTAAAAAAGTACAACTTTTAATTAAAATTACAGGGTTAAATGAAATATACGATTAATATACAATTAATATTCAATAATAAATGGCACAGGTTTAGTCTTTGGTTTGGTAACTCGTCCCTTGAAAGAAGTGGTACTTAGTTTATCCTTACGGCAACAAGGGCAAGTGAGTTTACTTCCTATTGAGTTCATCCATTGAGACCAACATTGCTTACAATAATAATGTCCACAATCTGTTTGAATAGCGTCTTTATATTTTGGTGTTTCATGACATATACTGCATGTTGTAGGGCATTCTTCATCAAGTTTCTTTTTTGATATGACCTTGGTCTTCTCTCGAGGATTCCTAGTTGTATTTTGTGTTAAAGTAAGTGGTACACTCCTTCTGTTCCTTACCATTAAGAGAGTTAAACTATAAATATTATCGGTAGCTTGAAGCGCCTCTTGAGCTGTTAATGTATTAGCAGTACGATAAAGCTGTCTAACTACCTTAATAATATTAGTTAATTCGTTTTGACTCATCTTTAAAATGTTGATAAATTGGTAAATTATAACTGATGTTATTTTTTAAAAAGCATTTCAATTTTAAATTATGTGGGTATTAAATTGAGAGAACTGAAAATTTAAAATTAAATTAAGGTTAGTAGAATATAAGTAAATTGGACCCTTATTAGAATTATTTTTTATTTTTTTACTGCCCTTTGGAAAAATGAAATAAAAAATAAATCCCATAAACTCAAACGTATAAGTATTTATAAATTTTTAGTTATTAATTTTTGAAGCAGAAAATAAAAAAAATTGAAATACTTTTTATGCTAAGTAGTTACAGCATAATAAACCTTATAAACCCTACAATCGATTTATCGAAAAGCTATTATATCATATCCAAAATGTCGCGCAACGTTAATGCCAAGAAACCTTACTGCAAAGTTTGCCAAGATGCCGGAAAACCTGAGAGTGAATATACAAATCACTGGGTTAGAACATTACCAGACCGCACTGGTAAGACCACCGTCACTTGTCCTACACTCTTGTCAAACGAATGTAGATACTGTTTCAAGGTAGGTCATACAGCCAAATTTTGTCCAGTTATTGAGAGAAATAAGAAGGACAGGGAGAGAGCTGAAAGGCAAGAAGCACGTAAGGCGGAAGAACTCCAAAAAAAAATTAAATCAGAAAAAATGAAGCCTGTAAAGCGTGGTTTTGCTGTCTTAAATGAAGACAATAGCGATTCAGAAGCAGATGAAATCAAGGTAAGTATTGAGCCAACTCATATTGTTGAAGAGTTTCCAAGTTTAGATGTCAAAATGAAGCCTCAAATGGCAGTCCATTTGCCATCAGTTAAACAAGAACCAAAGTCAAATTGGGCAGCTATTGCCTCAAAACCAAAGGTAGTTCCTGTTGAAGAAGACCGATTTCTAGCTGATTTAGAGCATCGTTCTATGATTAAAAATCTACCACAATCAGCCTTGAAAGCTCCTGTCATAAAAGTCAAGCCTATTACCAAGAATATCTACACGACAAATTGGGCAGACTGGTCTGAAAGCGATGATTCAGATGAAGATGAAGATGAAATTGAAGAAGGAGTTCCGCCTATGCCATACAAAAAATCAGTTAGTGTAGCAGTTGATGATTACGATTCAGATTGGTAAAAATAAAAGCATATTATATTTATATTTATATTTGTATATTAAATTGTTTGTAAATTATTTAAATAAGACCTCTTTTTTTATTTTCAAAACTAATCTAGCTGCTGACTGCTGCTGCTGCTGCTAATACTAATTGTTGCTGACTGCTGCTGCTGCTCATAATGGGTTAAAACTCGCCACTCATTAGCAGGCAATATAGAGGGCTAATTAACAGGCTATATGGCAGGATGTGAGGGTTAATGGGGACATATGACAGTGTTATAGTCTGCGTATATTCATTACAAACTAATCAATTACAAAGTTTTAGTTAACATTTTGTATTATTCTTCAATGTTTTAGTAGTTTTCCAATAAATTAATATATTAAAAAATTATAGGAAATTATTTTCTTACAACATTATTATATTTCTTATATACATCGTTATAAGATTGAATTAATTTTTGTTGTTTTTCAATGTCCATTTTTGACAATTTTTTATATAGCCAAGCTACAGAATGATTAGGATTTAATGTTTCACATATTAAATTATTAACATTCATTTCATCATGTTCTTCCATTAATACATTATAAAGAACTTCGTTATTATATTTAACTTTTTTGACATTTTGAAATTTTTCTAAAAAATTTTTAGCGTCTATCATTTTTCCTTCATAAAATATTTTATGATTTTGAGTCATAACAGTTTTTTGAGAAGGGATATTATTTCCTAAACTGTCCTTTTCAAAACAAACTAAATATTTATCAGAGTCATAGATTGTTTTGGTGATTCCTACAATAGTTTTATTTCCTATTGTATGAATATCAGGATTAATTTGTTCAATACAAATTTTTCCCTGATCTGTTGTAATTGGTGTGCTAGCAGGGAAACATACATTAGAAATAGGTGGAGAAGAATTATTAATAGTAATATCAACACTGTTAATATTTATTACTGAACTATAATTTGCATTTGCACAATAAGCTTGTAAAATATAATTACCTGGAGTTAAAATTATAGGTGAACTATACGTTTCTGTGATAGTAACATTTTCTGGTGGCAAATAAAAAGTTAAACTCATAATATTTGTATTCACGTTATATGTAGAATTGCCTCCATTATAAGTCCACACAGTAGAATTATTATTAAAACTGCCACCACCAGATATATTTACATTACCTGTCTTACCAGAAGCAATAGTAAACCACATATTTGGATATGTTGAATACGGAAATTGACTTTGATCAGGATTATAAGATATAGTATAAGTATTATTCAACGCTAAACTATTAACAACAGTTCCAGAACCAGTTGTTCCAAAATAAAAATTAGGATTGTATACCATTTATATTTTAATATAATATTTTATTATTTAACAAAAAAAATAATTTATTTTTCTTTTAAGTCACTTTTTAAATAAAAATTATATTAATAATAACATTTTAAAATAAAATTGAAATCAAGATACTTATAATAAATAAATGTATTATTCTTTAATTAACTCTAACCAAAAATGGCAAACATTGAATTATTATTAAATCCTCACATCAACCCAATATACATAGCTACAAATAATATTGTTTATGTGGTATCAACTTTAACTATAAATGAAATATATACAAAACTTTCATCATTTGCCAACGTAGTCTACGATCTTATAAAAATATGCTTATACACAGTATTATTCATCACATATCAATTATGGAAAGAATTTTACGAATATTTTTACAATTATCCCCTTACCAACGAAAAATTTATATTTATTATTTCGTTTATAAGCATATTTACATTACTATCATTGAAAAAAACCAATAAAAAAATTAAAGACCAGACAGAAAAAATAAATTCTCTCGAAAAACAAATTGAACTCATTAATTTAGTACAAATTGATGACTATGAAGTGTTAACAGATGATATAAATATTTTCAAGAACCAAATAGACATTAAATACTCAACACTTAATAAAAGAACAAGGAAAATCGAAAGAGATCTCAGGAAATTAGAATAAAATTAAAAGAAAAAGAAAAAGAAAAAGTAAAAGAAAATAAAAAGAAAAAGAAAAAATTATAAAATTTATAAAAATATACTATTTCTATAAATTTTTACACCTTAAACCTCGTTATCTACTTATAAAATTTATTGATATAATAATCTATAAACTCATTTTTTGTTTACTATCTTATTTTTTATTTATTTATTTATACCCAAATGTTTTAGATGCGAGATACTTGTAGCACCAGTCCAAAATTTCTTTGTGTTTAAATTTTGGTATTTCCTGTATTACATTATGACCAATATGATTATTAAAGAAATCATCACTAATATGCTGACCATATCGTTCATCATCAACATCAAAATTTTCAGTAAATTTACGTTTACCTAAAACAGATACACTATTTTCTATATTTTTTTTAGGAATATCATTATCTAATTCTTCGATCTCAAAATGAATATTACCTGAATTATCGGCAAATAATATATTTCTTTTATATTTCGGGCTTTTAGGTTCAAAGAAACATGGATAATCTAAATTCTCAATTTTTTTTCCGTTAATAATCGTAAAAGACATTTTAAAATATATTTATTCAAGTTAAAATATCTCTATTTTAATATTCTTTAAGTATTTCAATTTTAAATAAAAATAAATAAAAATAAAAAATTGAGATACTTTATTCACATAAAATGAAAAACAAAATATAATTCACAAACAAGTTTATAAAATGAGCTCTCAAATTGACTTCAGAACATTACCTTCTAACGTTCCTGTAATGTGCATTCCCCGTGTATATTCGAATATTAGTGAATCCCGCATTCGTCGAATCTTCGACGACTTAAATATGGGTACAATTGAGCGAATTGATATAGTAAGTAAGAATAGCGAAAAAGGTGAAAAGTTTAATCGTGTGTTCGTTCATTTCAACAAATGGAATAATACAGAAAATGCCTGTATAGCACGCGAACGTCTGCTAAACGGTAAGGAAATTAAAATAATTTATGATGACCCTTGGTTTTGGAAGATTTCAGCATATAGAGAAGCCGAAAAAAGACAAGAAGCGTCTACAAGAAAGTCTCACCAAGGTAGACCACCCACCACGCTTCAATTTTATTCATATGAAGAAGAAAGACCAAAATACCAAGAACAAAGACCAAAATACCAAGAACAAAGACAAAGAAGTCCCATTTTACCACCAGTATCTACTAAAAATATGAACAACGAAAACCCATCTATAACAGCAGCCATTAAATCAAATATAAAAAGAACTCATACCAATTTCCGCGTAAAAAAACCCGAAGAAGACATATGATGAAATGAAAAAAATTGAAAATTAAAATAATTTAAATGCTTATTTAGTATATTATATACCTATTTATTTTGTAATTTAATTAAATGAAAATCATGAATTGTATCATTTTTTATTAAATTTATAATTTAAATTATTATGTAGACAAATTATATAATGTCAAATAATACAAGTTATGGCTCAGGAT